AGGCGACTATATTGAGTTTTACGCACAAGTGGATACCCAAGACTCAGGAACAGCTACATTTTATCAAACTTATTCAAGCGCAGTAGCTTGTTATGCATACGGATTCAAGCTCGCATAATACCATGAACAACGATAGCCATCTTACACCTACTGTAGCCATCGCTGGATTACTAGGATCAATAACTCTCGAACACGTGAACACGTTCGTTGCAATACTGCTCGGACTTGTTTCACTCGCTTATGTCAGCGTTAAACTATGGAAGGAGATTAAGAATGGCAGGAAATAAAGAACTACTAGACGAGCTGATGGCTCTTACAATCGAAGAGCTACTGACCGTCATCAAGTCTGGAGAAGCAAATCCAGCAATCCTCAACGTAGCTAGGCAGCTACTCAAAGACAATCAAGTCACTGCCTCCGTCAAGGAAGACAACGCCATGCAGAACTTAGTAGAGGTGTTGCCGTTCCGTGAAGATGATGAACCAATCGCAGCCACAAATACCTAACGAACTCAGAGACTTTCGTAACTTCCTTTATTTCATTTGGCACTCGCTAGAACAGATCAAGCGTGACCCAACAGAGATACAATACGATATAGCTGACTTCATGCAGCACGGTCCAAAGCGGGCTGTGGTTCAGGGCTTTCGAGGAGTAGGCAAGTCTTGGATTTGTTCTGCGTTCGTAGTACACCAACTGTTCCTAGACCCAACTAAGAACATCCTTGTTGTCTCTGCATCGAAGACACGTTCTGATGACTTCTCTACGTTCACGCTGAGACTTATTCATGACATCCCTCTTCTGAGTTTCTTGAAGCCCAGTGCTGACCAGCGGTTCTCTAAGGTGTCTTTCGATGTTGGACCCTCTGGAGCCTCACACGCACCCTCTGTCAAATCATTAGGTATCACTTCACAGTTAACGGGTTCTCGTGCTGACATCATCATTGCAGATGACATTGAGGTAGCGAACAACTCTGCTACACAGCAGATGAGAGACAAGCTATCAGAGCAAGTCAAAGAGTTTGACGCTATTATCAAGCCCAACGATTCATCTAGAATTATTGTTCTAGGAACTCCGCAATGTGAGGACAGCCTCTACAGTAAACTACAGGAACGAGGATTTACAACTAAGGTATGGTCTGCTGAGAAGGTAGACCCCAAGAAAGCTCTCAACACTTATGGAGACACACTGTCTACCCTCTGTATAGATGAAGATACCAAAGGCGATTCAGCCGAGCCTACACGATTTACAGACTTTGATTTGCAGGAGCGAAAGATTTCTTATGGATCGGCTGGTTACGCAATGCAGTTCATGCTCAACCCCAACCTTGCTGACCTTGACCGTTACCCTCTTAAGCTTGGCAACTTGGTCGTGCAAGATATTGACCCAGATGTTGCACCAGAGAAGCTAGTATGGGCGCAGACACCTGAGCTTGAATGGGAAAGACTTCCCAATGTAGGAATGAGAGGCGACCGCTTCTACAGACCGATGAAGATTCTAGGTGACATGATACCTTACACGGGTTCAGTCATGTCCATCGACCCCTCTGGTAGAGGTAAGGACGAGACAGGCTACGCTGTAGTAAAGATGTGCAACGGCACTCTGTTTGTTCCAGAGGCTGGAGGACTCAAAGGTGGTTACGAAGAACCTACCTTGCTAGAACTAGTCCGTATTGCTAAGAGGAACAAAGTGAACGCTGTTATCACAGAGAGTAACTTCGGTGATGGTATGTTCACCCAACTTATAACGCCCATATTTAGCCGAGAATACCCCGTCACTCTTGAAGAGGTAAGACACCATCAACAGAAAGAGAAACGGATCATAGACACCCTTGAGCCTCTCCTAGCAGCTCACAGGCTCGTGATAGCACCCTCTGTTATAGAGAACGACTACAAGACTGCACAAGGCTATCCAGCAGAACAACAACTTAGATACATGATGATGTACCAGTTGACGAGACTAACAAGACTCAGAGGAGCCTTAAGGAACGACGATAGACTAGATGCTCTTAGTATAGCTTGCAACTATTGGGTAGAACAAATGGCTCAGGATGCAGACATGAAGATTAAGGAACGAAGAGATGACCTAGCCTCTAAACAACTAGATGAATTCATGGATGCCTACTATAAGAGAACAACTAGATCACAGTCCTCATGGATATAATATATATAATATATAAGGTCTAGTTCTTGACCTAGAATTAGGTCTGTGGGAGACTAGGTCTCCTTCTCTAGTGCTAGCACCATCTCGTATTAGTATATAATAATTATAATAGCAGTTCCAAACCTGTCAACACCTCATGTCGGATAATCCTTTAGAACAGATTCAAGCCATTGCTGGTGAACACTTTGAGAACTATTTTATTATGGTAGTTCATCCAGAGATGGAGATGGAATATGTCTATGATAACGTCTATTCAGCCAGAGGATTGCTAGAAATGGCTAGAGATGAGATGGTAGAGACCACATTCGAGTGTCTAGATGATGACGATATTGACTGGGAAGATGCTTGGAATGATGAAATAGATGACGAAGATTGTGAATTTTAGCTTGCAATTTGAAGGTTAGGTCTTCATATTGCTAGAACATAATTTCAACGTGTGTGTGTTGTTATATGTGTGGGGGAGTCATTGCTGAGTATTCGGTGGTGGCTCCCTTTTTGTTTTTGTTACAAATTTCTGAGAGGGTTTATATACGTGTGTTTTACCGCTAACCCCCCATACACCCTTTCAGGGTGAGGATTGGCACAGCTTTGGTCACATACTAGTCCTAAGACTAGTGTTTATCGGCACTGCAACGGATTATAAATCCGATTAGCCTTGTCAAATGCACAAGGAAGGCGTGTTTGAAAGCTTTCGGTCTGCTTCACTCATCTTTTTCTACACAGATGTTTTTTCATTTTAGAGCATAGCTCTAGCACCTCTCCAGCATAAGACTTTTAAAGTCTTGAGGCGCACTGCCTCCGCACCTTCCGTAGGTATTATACGATCGCCGAACATGATCATGCACGAGGCAAAGCTCTCTCCAAAACTTTTTTCATCTTTTCGTATGGTATCGTGATCGCATTATGCGTAGGCGATACTGCGCTGTAAAAGTCCTGATCACACGAGGCGACTTGACAAGGTTGTTATAATTGAAGCGGCAACTCACTCCGAGTCAAGCCAAGCCAAGCAAGGCACAGCACACAATAACATACGAAGCAACACACACAATTATGAAAGCTACCCAAAAACAAAAAATGCGTTCTCTCGATCGAGCTTTAGACACAGTCTACGAAGCCACCACAATCGAAGAAGAAGTTACACTTCTTAATTTAGGCGATTTGCTTAGGCAGTCTCGTAAGTGGGGCAAGCTCGCCGAAACACAGGATTTGGAATGTGCATTTCGGTGCGAGACTCCAAACACTTCGTTCGGCGTAGATATTTCGATCTACACATCTAAAGACGAAGTCTTTGTCGATATCGAACTCCTATTTACTCATCTTTATGATGAGGAAATTGACGTGCAAGATTGGATGGAATCCAAGTGGGTGAAGGCAATCGTAAACGATCTGTTCGTCAACAAAGTTGAAAAGTGCTTTCCACATAAGTGGACTGTCGACACTTCAGTTCTCGCATCTTGGGATCACTAGGATAATCACCCACAGTTTACACTCACAATTCCAATCACACAAAACCATACATAATTATGAAGCAAATGTTCAAATACTACGAAGTAGTTTCTAACTGCAAAACTGTCCTCTACGGCTCTTACGATCAAGACGAAGCAAAGTTCGAGCTGGAAGCTATGCGTGATTCCTACAAGGAAGACGGCTACAAAGGCGTAAAGCTTCGCTGGAAGGCTGTTGACGAAGCTCCCGATGTTGGCATCTACGGCAAGGCTTTTAAGCCTAAGATGACGAAGGTGCTGGCTGGCTGGCAACTACCGAAGGTAAGTGCTAACGTCGAACAAATTCAACGTCAACTTGGTGCATCTCTGTTACCTTGGTAACTAAGGCGAAACGGTCTTTAGACCGTCTATGGGTAACCTTCCCATACTGATGAGCCTAGTATACGCAGATCAATCAAGACAAAAGTAAAGTGGCGACTCTCGCTAAAATTCAACAGCCTAGCTTCGGCATAACACAGGAAGCAACACACATTATGAAAATCACCGTCAACACCGAATTACTTTCAGTAAATGCCGATGCTAAAACTAGCAAAGGCTCTAACGCTGGATACCTTACAGGTATTCTTTACTTGGCTCCAGCCAACGAAGCCTCACCGAAGGTTAATGTTTGTCCTCATGCTTCCGAAGGGTGCAAGGCTGTCTGCCTATACAGTGCAGGACGAGGCAAGATGGACTCCGTCGTCAAAGCACGAGTTGCCAAAACCTTACGGTTTATCGAAGACCCGAAGGCTTTCGTAGAACTGTTGGCAATCGACATTCAGAAAATCGTCAACAAGGCAGCTAAAGTGGGTATGATACCTGCCATTAGACTCAACGGCACTTCCGACCTGCCTTGGGAAAAGCTTGGTGGTAAACTTGGCGTAGCCTTAATGAATCGGTTTCCAAGCGTAGCTTTCTACGATTATACCAAA